GGCCATCCATAATTTAATTTATTGAATTTTTCAATTACATTTAAAATATTTGAGTCTGCAAATTTAAATATTAGGTCTACACCAACTACATTAGAATCTCCAGTATTAAAACTAAGCTCTACTGCATTATAAATGTTTTTCATACCACTATTTAAGTTTGTGGCTATATCGAGCTTAAATACACCTGGTACAAAGGCTATGTCGGTAAATTGAGATAATGCACTATATTCATCATCTTGGTATTTATATCTATAGGCAAAAGATATCATACGGGTTTCCATATAATTTGCTTCAGTGGCCTGTGATATTAAATTAAATGTAGGTGCTGCTAATGGTGGTTGAACAATAACATTTAACTCTTTGTTTGTCACTACATCTGCACCACTAGAGGGACTAGGATAATTTCTATTTACATTAATTTTTCTTGGTGGATTTATATCATCTGTAAAGAACAATAAATCACCTATTTTATTAACACTATTAACAAGATGTTTTGTGTCAAAATTTAATACACTTACTGAAACAACATGATAAGTAATTAATTCATTTTTAGTGTCATAAGACACAATCATGTCTACGGTTGTTGAAGTTATAAACCAATATATAGTTTCATTTGCACCATCATCATAAGCGCCAATACATGTAGCATTAGTTAAATCTACACCTTCATATTGTAATGTTGTAAGCCTTGTGTTTCCTTTAGAGTTTTCTACAGCACCAATTTCGGTACTCTCGGTTGATCCTAACCTAACATTTATTGCATTGACATATTCGCCTGGAGGGAGAAGTCTCTCATCCACACTTTTATTCATTCTTCCACGTACAAAATTTGTAGTTACTATAGGCATATTATTTAATCCATTTAGCCTGACCTCTCATATTCATTAATAGTCGACCAGGGTGTATGTTACTTAATCTAATTTTTGCGTTTCTTAATAAAGAAGACTTATCTTTTCTAGCTCTGTTTACAATATATTCTTGTACACCTAATTTACCATTTAATATAGAAAACTTAATATATGCATAAATAAATTCTTCAAATAACTTATTTACACTGATGTCAGCATCATTACCTTTTTCCATTCCATCAGAAACATATTCTAATACAATAGATTGTCCAGATGCAATTGAACTAAAATTAATAACACCTCTTTGCTTATCAATAGAAAAAGTAGGATTATTATTTGCGGTTTCAGTATTTAAACCAAAATGTCCACCAACAGCAAAATCAAAATACCACATGCCATCTACACAATAACCTTCACAACCATCATAAATACTTTGATTATTTAAATAAATAGTTTTTTTTGATAAATCTAATGGAGAGTCCTGTGGTTTTAAAACATTTCCATTTTGATCGAACAATATATTATTATTATTGTCTTGCAAATATGTACTTGCCCATTGTGTTTGTATGTTTTCAGTTAATGGAAATAATACTCCATTTTGAAACATAGATACTCTAACCCAATTTACATAATCGTGTGGCAAGACAAATAACAATGAATCATCTAGAGCTAATTGTAATATTTTTATTTCTTTCATAGCGTCGTAATTCAATTCTTGAATCCCTCTTTTTGCATGAAATAATATTTTATATCTTGAAGCATTATTAACCAATTCGTTGTTTCCTTGATACATTAACATAAAATTGTTAACAATGTCATTTAAACTAACATATTGATAAGAACCCCAGTTTTTATCTTTAGGAGTTCCTCCTTCATTTGCATAATATTGATAATCGTTTAAATATGCCATAATCTATATTTGTATTTGATTGTCTTCAACTATTTCTTGTTTTCCAAATTGATATACATCACCTTCTCTGATTTCTATCCCTACATATTGACAAATCTTCGCTACAATGCCTGGCTCATCTGATAAAGGTAATTCAAAGTCTTGATAATCTGCTTGATTTGAATCAAATTCTGGACTCCCTGATGTTCCTCCTACTGTTTGATATGTCCATTTTGGTGGTAGTGGATACCTTACATAATCTGTTATAACTGATCCTGCTGTAGTTATAGTAGCTGGATATACCATTATAGTATTTCCTAATTGACCTTGTGCAGAATCTGTTGTCGCTCCAACAATTCCACTGGTTGCACCGCCTAATACATAGGCTGGAAATCCAGTGGTTGGTGCAGTTAATGGCGAGTTATTGAGATAAAATATTTTATTTTGATTAACCCTTTCTACCTCTACAATACCAGTAGTATTATATGTAGAATATGTATCTCCACCCGCACCACCAATTGGAAATATATTAGTGCTTAAAGTTAATTGTGTGTTACTATCAATGCTTACTATAAATGCACTAAACCCAGCATAATTACTGCTAGAAGTTGTGTTTGTTATTATTTGCCCTACTTTAACGACACCACTGGTAGAAAATTGAGCAGCAGAATCTGTTAATCTATTTGCTACACCAGCGGCAGTTGTAAAACCACTATCTACAAAATTAGGATAATAATTAACTTTATTAATATAATAATAATCAATTGGAAGGTTAAACATATTGTTTCCTTGCTTAATTAACCCTTTGGTAACAGAAAAACTATCAATTACTTCTACTAAACTTTTTACTATATCTGCATAACCAGTACCAGACACCCTTTGATTTTGTTTATTTATCCAACTATTGTATTGATAAAAATAATCTTCAAACAAATCCATTTGTGCTTGTTGCGAGTACAAATTAAAATCTTGTGGAGATATATATCCGTAATTATTCTTGTTTGCAATTGCCTGTACTGTATTTCTAACTGAATTAATCATTCTAGTTCTTTTTACAAATATAAACAAAAAAAAAGAGGCTCAATTGTTTAAGCCTCTTCTTCTTTTTCGTGTAAATAACTAGATTAAGCCCACTGTATTTGAACTTGTGCAATACCTGTTACAGGGTATTTTGGTTCAAGTACAAATGATGGTCTATTCCAACTAGTAGACAATGCATTTTCAATAGCTTCTACGATGCTATTTATTTGCTCTTTTACTTTAGCCGCATCATCAGCAGTAGACGCAGTTAATTGTACTCCAATAGTATCACCAGCTCCATCGGCTGTATGTGCTACTATGTCATACAAAATATCTACTTGTCCTGCTCCTGATCCTGCCTCTACAGTAAGAATGTGATTAATGTTAATCAGATAATCTTGACTACTTAAGGTTACTTTTAAAAATTTTTCCATATCTTATAAATTTATGGGGTTAAACAATTATACAAAGATAACTATTTAATTAACTCTTTTTTAAGCGATTTTTAAGTAGCTTATATATTTCAACACCATCATCTGATTGAAAAAACGAACCAACAATCCAACTAGCATCTTCTCCAAAAGGAACAGATATTAATCTTTTTTTATTGTTAGGAAGGTTATAATAAACCTCTTTACCATTGTTTCGTGTTTGTAAGAACCCAGCTTTAAATATTTGATAAACATCATCTTGTAATTGTAACATTGGATCATTTATCGTATTAATAAAGTCTTCTGGATTATTCTTTGAGTATATTAACAAATCCCTTTTTAACTCTGGAATAGTCATGTTGTCAACCACATTACCTAATAAAACTCTAGATACTTGTAATAATTTCTGAGTATTACTAGACAGTTCTTTTGCTATTATTTGAGCTTCTAAAACACTTTCTGCATCTGAAAGCTCATCTAATGCATCTTGCTCTTTATTAACCTCTACAAACACTTTCCCATTACCAGGGTGATAATGTAAAAACTCTTGTAGTACTTGGTCTTCTTTTTGAGCTACTAGCATACCATCATCGAACACTATAGGTTCTAGAATTGCATTACCGTCTTGTTTGTCTTCAAATGGACTTTTTTGATTTCTTGCGTATCTTAATGGTCTATTAATTCCTTGTTCTTCATCAAAATATAACAAAGGAGATCTTTGAGAATGCCTTGATGATAACATGTATGAGAGAGGTGCTTTGTTACCAGTAAGCTTATATAATTTAGTAACGTATTTTGCTTTTTTTTTCATTTTATTTAATTTAATTTAATTTAATTCCAGTAAAAAATAAATATTACCCCCACCTAAGTAGGGGTAAAATTTACAATAATATTAGTCCTTAAAAATAAAGAAGTTGTTTGCACCTAAAGTACATACAGCTCTTTCACTTAAGAAATTGACTTCCATCGCATCTAAGTCAGAAGTTCTTGCACCACCAGCAGAACCAGTAATCCAAGTTTTGTATCTTCTATCTTCAGTTTCAGAAGCTCTATATCTAACATGTAAGAATGGTCTTTTTGCATTCTTTCCTAAAATTTGATCGTAAACTGTTGTTGATCCAGCAGGAACTAAAAGCCCATTTACTGCACCACCAATAATTCCACCTCTCATTGTAGGATCATTAAGATATTTCCAGTCTGACTTGTAAAAGTCATAACCTCTTCTAAATCCTGTAAAACCAAGATTTAAAGCCATGTCTTTATCATTGTCAAATAGACCATATGATGTACCACCACCTCCATAAGAGTTTTGTTGTGCTAACATATCATCAATATCAAATGAGAAATTTCTGTTTAAGAAAATAACATTTTCTTCAATAGCTCCTTGCTTGTCTAGTCTTTGTATAACACTATCAAACTGAGCTAAACTAGTTGGATTACCTCCACCAAAAACATTACCTCTATTTTCAACAACATAGAAGATACCATCAGAACCAGATTTCTCTGCTGCTGCTGCACCACCTGCTCCTAAACCTTGCAGATAATTACCTGCATCTGAACCTGCTTCTGCTGGAACTGCTTCCACCATAGCTGTTTCTAAATAGTCTTCAAATCTTAGCCTTGTTTCGTGCTCAGATTTTAAATACCATAAATATCCATTAGCTCCATTTTCAGTTTGAATTTCAATCCATCCAATTTGTGCCATATCAGAACCAGATACTTCATATTTATCTTTGATAATAATAGGTTTGTTTTGAAAGATAAAATCATCTGCTTCATTTGAACCAACCATTCCGTTTGTTCCTTTTGCAAATTCAGAACCATAAATAAAACAATCTATAGAACCTGAAGTAAACGCAGGCATACCTGCTGCTTCATAAAATCCTACACTGAAAGTTCTAGCTCCTGCTCCTGCTCCAGCAGGTGCTACAGTTACAATTCCTTTAGCTGATAGTGTAGATCCTGCTACAGAAGAACTTAACATTACTGTTTGTCCTGCTCTAAGAGCTGCCAAATTTGGCGAAGCTAATGCTGGATTAAAATCTGCCGCTGGAATAACGAATACTGCTGTATCAAGACCTGCTCCTGATACTGTTGTTAAACCTGTGTATTTATTGTGTAACCTTCCTTGTTCTGCCCATTTAATAAGGTCAGAGTTAGAAGGCATTTCAGCGCCTACCATTCTTAAGAATGATGCTACTGTTCTATTCCCGTATCTTTCGAATTCTTTTTCGTAAGTGTCAGGAAGATATTGCTGTAACCAAGTAAAGTCTGCCGAAGACAGATAATTAGTTGATACAGGTACTTGTTGTGAACTCGGTTGTAAATCGAATCCTGGGACCGCTTGTACTGCCATAATAATTTAAATTTTAATTTGTTAAACTTTTTTTATACTTCTAATTTTAAGTCCTCTTCCACTTTCAGTATTTCCTACAGCCCTTATTTTCATTCCGTCTTTTGTAACAGTCTGCTGAGCAGCGCTTCTAATGTCCATGTTTATGTTTTTAGATTTTCTAGAAACATTATCCACAGTTGCAGAAACACCTTGGTCGTAAAAAAATTGAGCAAATTTCTCAGGGTTCATAGCTACTGCTAGTGAACGATGATATCCTTTTGGATCAGCAATTAGCCCTGTTTGTGTGTCCATGTATTTATTAACAAAATTGTTAAAATCAGACTGCACATTTTTAAGCTCTTCACCTGTCCCAGGTTTAAAAGTTATATTATTATCTCCCACATTAAACTCAAAACCTTTGAATTCATTGTTAAAAACCTCATCGGTTTTATTTAGGAAGTAATTATACTTCTTTTTGTTTTGCTCCTCAATAGATTTAGATTCCTTAAGGTAACTTTCATAAGCATTTAAATTTTCTTGTTGATCTTCAGACAATTGATCCCTACTTGACTCAAGAGGCATTTTGTATTTATCTTTCTGTTCATTCAAAAACTTTTTTGCTTTCGCAAGTTCTCGTTTTTTCGCTAGTTTTACTTTCTTAATATCGCGAGGTTCATCTAATTCTTCATCAAAACTAAATTTGTCTTCGATAATATCTTGAATGTCAATAGCATCTAACCCATCTTCGGTTATACTATAATAACTAGCAAGTACAGAGTCATCTTCCATGGAATCGTAATCTTTCTGTAAATTATAGAAATCTTGGATTCCACGTCCAGTGTCTTTTTTGTACTTTAAATACGCAGACACATCTTCAGGTAATTCTTCGTTTGCTTCTTTTTCCTCAAACAATTCATCAACTGAATTTATATCTTTGTTGTATCTATCTTTAATATAAGAAAGAACGTTTTCATCATTTAACTCTGATGAGGGAGTTTCATCAATTGTCTCTGATGAGGGAGTTTCTTTTTCAGTATCGTTTTCGTTTGAAACTTTTACTGTATCTGTTGTTTCTGGTTGAGAGTCACTGTCTTCAAACTTATCTTCGTGTTTTTGAAGTAATGTCTCCTCAATTTCTGCTTTAGACTTTTCTTCTTTTTGACCTAAGTCTCTTACTTTTATTTCCATAATATTAAATTAGATTAAATTTTATACAAAGTTAAACAAAAATTAAATACTAATTCTAGCTTATCTTGGCTCGAACTCTGCTAAATCAAAACCATCTAAACTATCTTCATTAGATTCAAAATTTATTGCAGGTAAATCTCTTTTCTTTTGTTCAATCATTTTTGATGTCTGAGTTGACTGTTGACTAATTCGTGAATTTTTAGCAGTTTCTCTTTCAGTTTCTCTTTGTTGCAACCCTTGTTGTTCCATACCTTTTAACTGCATTTGGAAATTAAATTCAGTTTGCATTAATTGTTCTTTAAGCATTGCTTCATTTTTAAGTTTCTCTATTTCAAAACTTATTTCAGCTTGTTTAACTTGCATTTTAGATTGAGTTTCCATTTGCATTTTTTGAGCTTCTAACTGAGCTTGTGCTTGTTGCCCTTGCATTTGCATTTGAGCAGCCATTTGTTGCTCTTGCATTCTTTGTTTTTGTTCTTGCTCTTGTTTTTGTTTTCTTTTAAGCTTAAGTAATTGATTAGCCATTTTAAGATTATTAATCTCTCTAATGTCTATAGCATCTTCTAAGCTTATATTTTCTTTAGATAAAGCCATTTGTATG